TTGCAGATGGATCTAAACTTGTTGGAGCAATCAGAGGTCGTGATGCAATTTACATTTGGACTGATACCGCATTATTTATTATGCGTTTTGTTGGTCCACCATTTACATTCTCATTTCAACAGGTTGGTACAAACTGTGGATTGATTGGACAGAACGCAGCTGTTGAGGTTGATGGTACAGCTTATTGGATGTCAGAAAATGGTTTCTTTAGATACACAGGTAAACTAGAATCATTACCATGTTTAGTTGAAGATCATGTTTACGATGATATTAACACTACACCTAAACAACATATCAATGCAGGACTTAATAACTTGTTTGGTGAAGTTATATGGTTCTATCCAAACTCAGGTTCTGGTGTTGTTAACAGGATGGTAGCATACAATTATCTAGACTCAAGTCCCGAGCGACCAGTGTGGACCACAGGTACATTAGCAAGAACAGCATGGGAGGATTCTGCCATATTTGGTAAACCACATGCAACAGAATATGACTCAAGTGCAGAAACAGCAGACACAGATGTTAATTACGTTCACGGTAACACAGATGGTGCATCAACATATTATGAACATGAAACTGGTTTGAATCAAGTTAAATTAGGTCAAACAACTGCTATTACAGCAAATATAGAATCTGGTAGTTTTGATATTGGCCAACAAGGTTTAGCTGGTGATGGAGAGTTTATGATGAAAATAAGAAGAGTGATACCAGATTTTTTATCACAAACAGGTGATGCAAGAGTAACATTAAATTTAAAAGATTTTCCTAATCAAACAAAAGCTAGTTCTTCTTTAGGTCCATTTACAATTACTAGTAGTTCAACTAAAATAGACACACGTGCTAGAGCTAGAGAGATATCGTTAAAAGTAGAAAATACTAGCACTAGTCAGTTTTGGAAACTAGGAACATTTAGAATAGATTATCAACCGGATGGTAGAAGATAATGCCATTAAATAAAAAAGGTAAAAAGATAATGAGTTCTATGAAAAAACAATATGGTAAGAAAAAAGGTGAGCAAGTTTTTTATGCATCACTAAATAAGAAAAAAATTAAAGGAGTTAAAAAACGTGGCTAGAATAGTACAAGCATTAACACAACCAGCAGAGGATTACGATCAACAATTACAACAATCGTTTGTTAGAGATGTAGATAGTATTGTGCAAAAATTAAACACAACGTATCAACAAGATTTAAAAGACGAGGCAGAAGCGGAGGCTTTTTTCTTTGGCTAATTCATTTATAAATAAAAAAGTAGATCTGACCACTACATCTGCTACGACACTATATACAGTACCAACGGCAACCACTGCTATCATAAAATCTATATTAGTATCAGAGGACTCTGGAAATGCAGATACAATTACGGTGACTATTACTGATACTAGTGATAATGTATTTAGCTTATTTAAGACAAAGTCCATATCAGCAAATGGTACAACAGAATTATTATCAGCACCTTTAGTGTTAGAAGAAAGTGAGATACTAAAAGTGACTGCAGCTACAGCAAATAGACTACATGTGGTTCTTTCGGCCTTACAATCTAAGCCTAGAGAGGTTACAACATAGTCTTGATTTACTTGTAAAAAACAAGTAATAGTATAAACTCAGGTGAAAATGCCTGCCTTTTAGTATAAACAACATTTAACATATATGATTAATAGAGCAAAAATGCCAAGACAGTTACGTAAAAAAGGTGGGATCACGAACGTAGTCCCAAGAGAAAACTATCTTCTTGGTGGGATTAAAAGAAGAATAAGAAAACTTATACCAAACGAGTTAGCAGATGTTGCAGTTAAGGCTGCACCTTTTGTTGCACCATTTAATCCAGCTGTCGCAGGTTTAATGAGAGGTATAGGAAGGTTTGATCAAAGAGGAAGTATTAGTGATGCGCTAAAACAAGGTATTGGAACTTTTGCTGGTGGTCAGTTGTTTAGAACAATAGGTGGAGCTGGACCACAAGAGGGTCTTGGTGGATTTAGACTTTCATCTCCATTGAGTGAGGGTAGAACCACTGCTATTAAAAATTTATTTACACCAAAAGAAACTCTTGGTCCCACATATGATGAAGCTGGTTTAGAGGTTGCAAAAGGCACTGTTGGAACAGGTACAGGAACTAAAACTACCACTCGTGGTATAGGTGCTATTGAAAAACTTAGACAACAGATACCTATAATAAATAAACTAGATCCTATTGTAGGACAACAATTAATTGTGGGTGGAGCAACGAGTGCTGCTAGTTTAGTATACGATAAGTTTGTAAATGATTATAGAGAACATGACCCAGAAACAGAAAGCTATGATGAATATTTAGCTAGAAGAAAAGAGGTTGTAGGAAGACAAATGAGACAGTATTTTGATAATTATTTTAAATTTGATAAAGAATATTCTGCATTAGATGATGCTGGCAAAGATGCCTTTGTGGCTAGATATAATGTTAAGGATGGCGGAGCTATTCCAACAGGCATTATGAAAACTAATAAAGCAGGAGTTATGGAGCGAGACTACAGAGACAAAGGTGGTTTTGTGCCTGTAGGTATTAAGGAAAAAGCAGATGATGTACCAGCTATGTTATCTAAGAATGAGTTTGTAATGACAGCTGACGCGGTTCGAGGAGCGGGCAACGGGAGCATTGAAAAGGG